ATCGAAGGGGGGTAGAGGGGCCAGTGGGGGTCCGTGCGTATATATATACCCAGGATGACAGCGGGGGGTATTTTAAGGTCTGTTAACCACTTTAGTTAACACGAAGGGTATTCTAGCCTATGTCGAGGGCCCTAGTAGTATACATAGTGAAATACAGGGAGGTTTAGACATCACAAGGTGTTACAGTCTTGTAACATAAGTACCCTTTCTGTTCACGTTTTGGATGTGAAGTACGATTAGGGGTTGACATACTTTGGAGAGTATGGTATAATTATACTTAGAGTAGAGTAGAGGTTATATATCTATTATTGATTATTAGATAATAACTACTTAGAGTGTAACTTAAAGTATACTTATAGTACATATACTCCTATTGATAATAACAATAGATGATAAGTACTTCTAGTACACTTAAAGTACCGCTTGAGGGTTGACCTCGCGGCTTAGAGTTCCATCTAACCTCCTCTGTCATCTCCTATGCTGTGTCATCTAGACCTAGTCAAAGAATTTGACGAACCTCCTCCTTTTACTGTTGACTTACTAGGGACCCTGTGGTATAACTGCAAGGGTCAGGTAGTACTCTTCAATCTAACTAACAAGAAGATGATAATATGACACAAACTGACAACTTTGAATCTGATGACGTGCTGAAGGATTTCTTCGAGGCACTCTCAGGTGACAACATCCAAGCTCTACGTTCTATCCATATCCCTCGTTCTGATGTATTCTATGTACGCCAGAAGTACTACCAGGATACTGGACACTGGATATCCCTAGACCGTATGGAGCGAGCAATGTATCTCGAGGGGCACCTCTTCGCACATGATGTGAAGGACCCACACAGAGTAAGGGAATGGGAAGTATGAATTGGTCTGAGTTCTTCAAGAACATGTTTGCAGCTAAGCCTAAGGTGGTTGTAGCTTCTAAGGCTCCTGTCAAGAAGGTAGCTGTAGACGGTAAGGCTTACGCTGTGTCTGATATGTCTCTTGGTAATGTAGATTTGATTAAAGAGTCTGAGGGCTTGCGCCTTGAGGCTTACATGCCTACTCCTAACGATGTATGGACTATTGGCTACGGACATACTAAGACAGCTAAGCCAGGTATGCGTATTACAATCGCTGGTGCTGAAGCACTCCTCAAGCACGATCTAGCTTGGGTTGAGGCAGCACTCAAGAAGTACGTCAAGGTACCGCTCACACAGAATCAATATGATGCTCTAGCATCTTTTATCTATAACCTCGGTGAGACTAACTTCAAGAACTCTACACTCTTGCGTATGTTGAACAAAGAGGACTACAAAGGTGCAGCAGATCAACTGCTACGCTGGGATAAGCAGAAGGGTAAGGTCCTCCGGGGTCTTACGATTAGACGTAACCATGAGCGAGACTTGTTTCTTTCCTAGGTTACTGAGTACATAGACAGCAAGGAGAGATGCATGTCTGATGACCAGCGGTTAGCGCACTTAGAGAGAGAAGTAAACGAGCTCTACGAATCACAGAAGTCACTAGAGAAGATATTAAACGAGTTCACAGTTACAATAGCACTCCTTGACCAGACACTCCGTACCCTCAAGAAAGCCCAGGACTCAAAAGGAGAACTTAACCAGCGGTTCTTCTCCTTCGGTATCGGGGTAGTCATCTCAGCTATAGTAACGTTTATAATAAATGGAGGGTTGGTCTGATGCTCAACCTACTCTTTAAGAATCTACCTTCGACACTAGCTGGAGCTATCCTAAGTCTGTTGTTCTACTACTGGCTCTTCTGGGCTTCAGGGCTCCTCCACGGTCAAACCATTTCAATCACAGTAGGACCGACGGAGGAACAGCAATGCTCTCAATCTACCTCGACTTCATTACACTAGTCTGGGCTACGTGCCTGTTGATCGTGTTACCGCCCCTTGTATGGGCTAAGAAGAGCTCCCAAGCCTTCATCTCACTAGTTGCTGTTATACTCTATCTCTCCGCACAGACAGGTTGGACTACAGCCTACTTCAGTGGGAACCTATTCGGAGCAGCTGTAAGTAACTATATCTGGTTCGCCTTTAACTTCTCTGTCCTTCTCCTGATAACTAATTCTATAAAAGGTGCCATCAAAAATGGATAATGAGACAAAGAGTATCCTAGAGAGTAAGACCTTCTGGGTCAACGTGTTGACAGTACTCGGGGTCATCCTTAACCGTAACACCCAGGTCCTTGACCCAACTCTGATTGAGCCATTGGCTGTCATCATCCTACCATTCGTAAACATTGGTCTTCGGTCTATCACTAAAGACGCTGTACGAGTAGGCAAGAAGTAATGCTTAGCTTTCTCCTCTCCCTAGTCAATCCTCTATCTAAGATAGCAGATGGGTTGATCGAGGCTAGGGCCCGACAGTTAGATGCTAAGACAGAACAAGAACGTATAGAAGCTGATGTGCATATCCGACAACTGGAGGCACGTCAGTCTGTACTGATCGCTGAGCAAGGCTCCTGGATGACTCGTATGATTCGTCCTCTCTTTGCTTTACCATTCATCATCTATAACTTCAAGGTCATTGTCTACGACAAGGTCTTAGGTTTAGGTATCACCGATGATCTCTCTGCCTCCTACTGGCAACTACAGATGGTCATCTTCGGAGCTTACTTCTTGACCCGTGGGTTTGAGAAGAGAAAAGGATAAGACTATGGGTTGCTGGATTAACAAAGACGAGCCTTGTAACAAGTGCTTTGGCTGCTGGAACCTGGACCCAGCTTCTATCTCTACACGGCATAAGTTGTACAACACAACCGTCATTATGTCTATCTGCATCTTTGGATAAGAGCAATGCCTAAAGTACTTGATAAGCTTGTCTCTAAGTTGAAGGCGAAGGGTGTCCCAAAGGACAAGGCCTACGCTGTAGCTACGAGCCAACTCCAGAAGTCTGGTAAGTTGAAGAAGGGCACTGCAAAGCTCGCAACTAAAGCCATCAAGGCTAAGGCTACTAAACCGAAGAAGAGGACTAAGTAATGGCTGCTAAGAAAGACCCACGTCTAGAGCGAGCAGGTGTATCTGGTTTCAACAAGCCTAAGCGTACCCCCGGTCACCCAAAGAAGTCACACGTTGTTGTGGCTAAAGAAGGTGATACGATTAAGACTATCCGCTTCGGTGAGCAGGGTGCTAAGACTGCTGGTGCTCCTAAGGCTGGTGAGTCTGATGCTATGAAGAAGAAGCGGGCTAGCTTTAAGGCTCGTCACGGTAAGAACATCAAGAAGGGTAAGCTTAGCGCTGCCTATTGGGCCGACAAGGCGAAGTGGTGATATCTGATGCCAAGTTCTAAGAATTACAAAAGAGATTATAAGCGTGAGCGTGAGCTTCAGTCAACTCCCTCGGAGCTGGCTAAGAATGCTTCTCGTAAACGTGCTCGTCGTCTCCTTGAGAAGGAAGGTCGGGTTGCAAAGAATGATGGTAAAGACGTAGACCACAGCAACCGTAAGCCTCTCGATAACTCCAAGAAGAACCTTAAGGTTAAGTCTAAGTCGTCTAACCGTAGCTTCTCTCGTAAAGCTAATGCAAGTAAGTACGCCAAAGTGGGTGCTTCTAATCCACCTACCCAAAGGAAGAAATGAATATGATCTTTAAGAACTATGAAAAAGAGTTGAACAAAGCCGGTTACTTTATCTCAGCTGACCAGATTGTAAATGTCCGTGGTGACGTCATGGGTCAAATGGACCCGTACGGTATGTTCCAGTCCAGTGACGATGAACTGATGGTCCTCATCTGCAAAGCAGCTCAAGCTGAGATGAAGGCTGAGGAAGAAGCCAAGAAACCTGTTAAGAAGGTTGTAGCTAAGAAACGTGCTCGGGATGAGGATGGCCACTTCAAGGCTGATGATCCTTCTACTCCTGATGTCAACGAGGCTTGGGAAGAGTAATCAATGGCTAGGCAAGACTACAGCACTTTCTTTGAAAGCATCTCCGTTGCCAGTACAGCAGCTGGGGCGGGGGCTGATGTCGTATATACGGTCCCTGCTAACCATGACGCAGAGGTAACCTTCCTTAACTGCACTAACGGTTCAACCGTTAATACACTCAGTGTTCAAATCTATCACTCAGACGATGCTGGATACCACTACATTCTACGGGAGACTTCGGTACCCGATAATGAAACTCGTGATATCGTCACAAGCGCTAGGATATACCTACACGCTGGGGATAAGGTAGTTTCCTATAAGACTGGGGGAACCTTTGACGTATCAGTCTCAGGTAAACTCTTCTACAACCCAACGAGGAATATATAATGGCTAAGCGTGAACTGACTGATAAACAACAACTGTTTCTTGATGTCCTCTTCGAGGAGGCGGAGGGTGATCCTTTGAAAGCCAAGAAGCTAGCTGGTTACTCAGACAATGTACCTACCTCCTCAGTCACAGCTTCTCTCGTAGATGAGATTGCTGAGCTTACTCGTAAGTTTATTGCACAGAGTTCTACCAAAGCTGCGTACACTATGTTCAAGGTTATGGGTGCTACTGATATGCTTGGCGCTAAAGAGCGTATGGCTGCAGCTAAGGACTTGATGGACCGTGCTGGCTTCGTTAAGACTGAGAAAGTAGAAGTATCTACATCTGAGCCAGTTTTCATTCTACCAGCTAAACGGTCTTCTGAAGACTAAGGCTTGACAAACAAGAATACATGTGATATAAGTATGGCTAGAAAACAAGCTCCAACCATGAACAACATTCCGCCTACCCAAACTTGGCGTATCCCTAAAAGGGGTGAGGACGGTGAATGGTTCCCTATCGTACGGGTCGGTAGGCATGTCCCTTTCGGATACGAGCAAGACCCTGAGGATAGCGATATCCTCCAGCCAATCCCAGAACAATTAGAGATGTTAGAACAGGCTAAGAAGTACTTAGCTGAGTACAGTCTTAGAATGGTAGCTCGTTGGTTAACTGAGCAGTCAGGACGATACATCTCCCATGTAGGACTTAATAAACGTGTCAGTATCGAAACCAAACGCAGGAACGCGGCCCAGTCCTATCGCCTCTATGAAAGGCGCTACAAAGAAGCCTCGGAAAAAGCGCGTAAGCTCGAAGAAGATCGACTCGGTGGAAGAGGTACAAGAGACCTTACCACAGACTCCGAAGAGGGCTCCAGCGGAAGCGATACCTGAGCAGATTGATATAGCTAAGGCTCAAGAGATTATCTTTAAAGCTAACCCAGGCCCACAGGAAGACTTCCTGGCCTCGTATGAGCAGGAGGTACTCTACGGTGGTGCAGCTGGGGGCGGTAAGTCCTACGCTATGGTAGCTGACCCTGTACGATTCTTTAACAACCCACACTCACGTGGACTCCTAGTCCGTCGTAGCACAGAGGAACTTCGTGAACTTATCTCAGTATCTAAACAGCTTTACCCTAAAGCTATTCCAGGTATCAAGTTCATGGAACGAGATAAGACTTGGGTGGCCCCTAGTGGTGCTACTCTCTGGATGTCCTACCTAGACCGAGACGATGACGTTATGCGTTATCAGGGTCAGGCCTTCAACTGGATTGGCCTAGATGAGATGACTCAGTGGCCGTCTCCTTTTGCTTGGAATTATATGCGTTCCCGCCTACGTACAACTAAGGCCTCAGGTCTTCCTTTGTACATGCGGGCTACAACAAACCCTGGTGGTCCTGGGCATCACTGGGTTAAGAAGATGTTCATTGACCCTGCTCCAGCTAATACATCCTTCTGGGCTACAGATGAGCACGGTGAGACTATCCAGTGGCCTAAAGGGCACACACGAGCAGGAGAGCCACTCTTTAAGCGTAGGTTCATTCCTGCTAATTTGTTTAACAACCCATACCTCTCTGAAGACGGTATGTACGAAGCCAACCTACTCTCTATGCCTGAGCACCAGAGGCGTCAGCTTCTAGATGGTGATTGGAGTATCTCAGAAGGAGCTGCCTTCTCTGAGTTCAACCCTAAGGTTCACGTCATTAAGCCTTTCGACATTCCCAGTGAATGGTCTAAGTTCAGGGCTTGTGACTACGGCTACGGTTCAATGACAGCAGTTCTCTGGTTCGCTGTGTCACCTTCTGAGCAGATCGTGATCTATCGTGAGCTCTACTGCAGCAAGGTTACAGCTCAGGACTTAGCAGGACTAGTACTTGAAGCAGAACGTGGTGAGAAGATACGCTACGGAGTACTCGATAGTTCCCTTTGGCACAACCGAGGTGATACAGGTCCTTCTCTTGCTGAGCAGATGATTAACAGGGGATGCCGATGGAGACCATCTGACCGTTCCCGTGGTTCTCGTATCTCAGGTAAGAACGAAGTACACCGTAGACTGCAGATAGATGAGTTCACAGAAGAGCCCCGCTTAGTCTTCTTCAATACTTGTCGTAACATTATCTCTGAACTCCCTTCTCTTCCTCTAGATAAGAACAACCTAGACGATGTCGATACTAAGAGTCCTATTGACCACGGGTATGATGCCCTACGTTATGGCCTTATGACACGTCCTCGCAGTAGTCTCTTTGACTACGACCCCAACTCACAACGATCAGGCTTCCAAGCAGCTGACTCGACCTTCGGTTATTGATAAGGAATTACAATGGATACGTTTGAAGACGATACATCCTCCCAGGAATACAACATGGAAGAGTCTGAATCTTCTTTTATCGATGATATGGATGAAGGTGATACTACAGATTCTTCTGTTGGTTCGGTAGTTAGCTTCGTTACAGAGCGCTTCAGCAAGGCGGAGACGTCTCGTCGTCAAGATGAGCACCGCTGGGTACGTGCTTATCGTAACTATCGTGGTCTCTATGGTCCAGATGTTAAGTTTACATCTACTGAGAAGTCCCGTATCTTTGTTAAAGTGACTAAGACTAAGGTTCTAGCAGCCTATGGGCAGCTTGTTGAGGTCTTGTTTGGTAATAACAAGTTCCCAATCTCTATTGATCCTACTACTTTGCCTGAAGGCATTGCAGAATCAGTGCACTTTGAGTCCAATCCTGAGATGCAGAAGGCTAAGGGTGGCGGTAATGCCCAAACTGGTAAGGAAATCTCACCAGAAGAGGCTAAACTGAAGCCAGGTGAGACCCTTATGGACCTTCAGGAGCGCCTCGGTGGCCTCAAGTCCCGTTTGGAGCCTGTATCTGACCTCCTTAAAGAGGGTGAAGGACGTACAGCCACTGAAGTTACCTTCCATCCTGCTATGATTGCAGCTAAGAAGATGGAAAAGAAGATTCATGACCAGTTGGAGGAGTCTAGTGCCTCTAAGAAGCTCCGTACTGCAGCCTTTGAGTGTGCATTGTTCGGTACTGGCATCATGAAAGGCCCCTTTGCAGTAGATAAAGAGTACCCACACTGGGATGATGAGGGTAACTACAAGCCTCGTATCAAAACTATCCCTTCCTGTGACGCTGTATCCGTCTGGAACTTCTACCCAGACCCAGATGCTAACAACATGGAAGAGGCTGAGTTCGTAATTGAACGTCATAAGATGTCTAAGTCCCAGATGCGGGCCCTTAAGCGTCGTCCTTTCTTCCGTGACAACGCTATTGACCTAGCTTTGCAGTACGGTGAGTCCTACACCAAGGAATGGTGGGAGCAGGCTATGGAAGATGATGCTCAGGAGACACAAACTGAGCGTTATGAGGTCCTAGAGTTCTGGGGTTTCGTAGATCGGGACCTTCTGGAGGATCATGACGTAGATATTCCACGTGAACTCCGTAAAGCGGACCAATTGAACGTAAACATCTGGGTTTGTAACGGTCAAGTCCTTCGTCTTGTCATGAATCCGTTTAATCCACAGATTATCCCGTACTATGCAGTCCCATATGAGGTAAATCCTTACTCCTTCTTCGGTGTAGGCCTTGCTGAGAACATGGATGACACACAAGTACTGATGAACGGCTTTATGCGTATGGCTGTTGACAACGCTGCGCTCTCAGGTAACCTTCTTATCGAAGTAGATGAGAATAACCTAGTACCTGGGCAAGACCTAGAGATTTATCCTGGTAAAGTCTTCCGTCGTCAGGGTGGTGCCCCAGGTCAAGCTATCTTTGGTACCTCTTTCCCTAACGTGTCTAACGAGAACATGCAGATGTTTGATAAGGCTCGTGTACTAGCTGATGAATCCACTGGTCTTCCTAGCTTCTCGCATGGTCAGACAGGTGTATCTGGTGTTGGTCGTACAGCCTCTGGTATCTCTATGCTTATGTCAGCTGCTAACGGTTCAATCCGTACAGTTATTAAGAACGTAGACGACTACTTGCTTGGCCCAATCGGTAAAGCCTTCTTCTCATTCAACATGCAGTTCGATCATGACCCAGAGATCAAGGGTGACCTCGAAGTTAAAGCTCGTGGTACATCTTCTCTCATGGCTAACGAAGTACGTAGTCAACGTCTCATGCAGTTCCTGCAGGTTGTACAGAACCCAGCCTTGGCTCCTTTTGCTAAGATGGACTTTATCATCCGTGAGATCGCTGAGTCTATGGACCTTGATCCAGATAAAGTAGCTAACTCTATTAGTGAAGCTGCTGTACAGGCTGAGATTCTTAAGAAGTTCCAAGAACAGAACCCACCACCTGCCCCTCCGGGCGGTGCACCGGGTGAAGCCCCTCAAGCACCAACAGGTGGTATGCCAGCTGGAGGAATGGGCACAGGCTCAGCTCCAGTACCAGGAGAGCAAGGCCACTCGGCTAACACAGGTGAGGGTGGAGGCGCTGGTCTCGAAGCATCACTAGCCTCCTACCTAGGCGGTGGTGGTCAATAATGGACGCTAAACTCCTAGCTACTATCATTGCTGTTGCTAAGAAGGAAGCGGGTGCGCAAGCCCGTGACCTTTCTCTGCTTGAGCGTAAGGTAGAAGATAAGCTTAAAGAGTTCAACAAGCGTTCACCTATCCTAGACCTACCTTCCTTCGCTGTTAAGGATGGCTGTCTTTCTTGTACTTGGTCTTCAGGACTTGTCCTAGACTTTGGTAACGTTGTTGGACCACAGGGTCCTCAAGGTCTCCAAGGCCCACAGGGTGAGCAAGGAGTAGCAGGTAAGGATGGTACCAACGGTAAGGACGGTATCGACGGTAAAGATGGACGAGATGGTAAGGATGGTGCAGCTGCTGCAGCAGGTAGGGACGGTACCGACGGTAAAGATGGTCGTATGGGCCCTCAGGGGCCCCGTGGAGCGCCAGGTCCAGTCGGTCTGCAGGGTGAGGCAGGGAAAGACGGTAAAGACGCTGAGAGGGGCTTACAGGGCCTCCCAGGGATAGACGGTTTAGACGGTGAAGATGGAGTAGGTATTGAGAAAGCATGGGTAGATGATAATTACCACTTGACTTTACGACTTACTTCTGGTAAAGTAGTAGATGCTGGTTACGTTAGAGGACCTGCTGGTGTAAGCGCTGGTAAGGGTGGACGAGTTACAGGAGGCTACTCAGGTGGTGGCTCTGGCTCAAACTTCTACGTAGTACGTTCCTACTATAACGAGTTAGGTGAACTAATCATCGTTAACTCTAATGGTAGTACGATTAATGCTGGTATACCTGACTACGCTACACCAGAATCAGATCAGACGCTGAACTCAGCTCCTCTGTTTATTCAGAACGAAACCCCCGAAACAAACAAAGACAAGTACATGTGGATTCAGACAGGTATCGGAGTCAATAACGACTTCTCCTTCTGGTTCACTGACCCTAACTGCTAAGGAATGTAGATAATGACAATGATTACAGATGGTACTGGTAGTAACCTGCGAGCCAAGGTAACATCTAAAAACAAACTGGCAGTCGATGCAGTGGTGGAGGACAGCTTCGTAAATGCCGCCGAGAATGGCCTAGCCTTCAACATCAACACAGAAGCCCTTACCTACACAGGGGTAGCCCCTTACGAAGAGGGTTGCCTTTACATTAAGAATAACGAGACTGCTGATCTGGAGATCGTAGGCTTCTTCATTGGTGAGCTGAATGATCGCTCTGGTGGCAACACAACCTCACCTCTGCTGTTCACTATGTATGGCAATCCTACTGGTACTGTTGTAGGCACCGATGTCACTGTGGTTAACCGTAAGATCGGTGCACCACGTTCCTTTGATGTAGAGTGTCTCTCACAGCCAACCGGCTGGGCAGTCACAGGGACACCGCTGTTGTACCAATATCAGTACGGTGGTCGTAGCTTCGGTACGGTAACTTTCAACCTACCTGCTGGTCAGTCTGTGTTGCTCTCTGTAACTTCTCAGACAGATAGCTTTACAGCCTACACCGGTTTTACAGGTTATATCTCGGAGTAAGCTATGTCACAGGGTAACCTAGTAAACGCCTTTGGTAAGATAACTCTAGAAGAAACACAAACAGATAACCGTGAGCTTCTAGAGGGTATCTTACACCAACTTAAAATAATGAACGTACACCTCCAGTATCTCACTGACCAGGTAGTTCGGGACGAAGACATTGGAGAAGAATTATGATCATTGAAAGTGGAACGGGTAACGGTAAACTAGCCCAGGTGGACAGCGACAACCGCCTCCTTACGGCTTCCTTTAACATCCCTTTTGTACACCTGCTCGCTAAGGATTACCAAAAGGTCTTTACGGTGGAGGGTAATACTACACCCTCAGCTGGTCAGTCTACAATACTACACATGACTAACACTTCATCTACTGATGTTGTTGTTATCACTCGTGTGATTGTTCAAGCTGTATCTCTTACAGGTGGTACAGCCATACCTAACTCCGGTACGTCCTTCCAGCTTTTTACTGAGACTGATTACGTCTCGGGTGGTCTGTCAGCCCCCGTAGTGAATACTACATCGGGTTCTGCTGTTCGTTCTAATGTTGTAGCTTACGACAGCAGCCCGACTTTGAGTGGAGCAGGTAACTCCCTTGGGCGTTCTTACCCACTCAACGCAACCCCAATCGAGGTACAAACAGAGGGTAGTATTTTAGTTCTCCCTCGTCAGACCTTTTGTATCGACTTGAATACAGACCACACTGGTGGCTTCGTCTACGCCTCTGTAGGTTTTGCTGTAGTTGGTGCTGAGGGTTACTCGGGTTAATGGCCGGTCGCTTCAGGCTTATCGGGCAAAGTGACGGTAGTGAAGCCAGGGTTTACGTACCGAAAGACAAGGCCCACGCTAGTAAACCTGGGTTAGTTGTTTACACGCATCCTCTAGAGGTTGGCGACCCTTTGCTGATCTTCTTCAACGACGAGAACGGTAGTCCTGATCAAAACGTTAATGCCTCTGGAGCGGGTACTCTCTTAGGTATCCACAACGGTGGAGATGTAGTGCAGTGGACACCAACAGCCAATATAGGTGCCTGGGTCTTTAACTCGACAGACCAGGCTAACACCGGTACGCGATCCATCGACGCTACAAACACTCGTAACGGGGACTTAGCTACGTTCGATAGTGGTCTTCTGCTTAACATCGGTGACTACTCAGCAGTTCGTGGTTACATTTACATCACTAGCTGGCCCGCTAGCGGTAATAAACAGTTTGAGGTTGGCTTGTCCCAAGGTGGAGCCCTCGCAGGTTCTAAGGTCCTTTTATCATCTTACATCGACACTAGTGTTCAAGACTCGTGGCAGTTGTTCGAGGTTCCTGTAGTAGACTTTGGTTTACAGAACAACACCTTTGATAGTTTAACTATTGATGTTATTGACAGCGGCAGAGGCTCAGCTCCATCCGCTTACTTTGATGATCTTGCTTTGGTTAGCGCAGGCACTTCTGGTGTCAAACGTTACATCATCGAACCCCCTGTAGGGCAGGACTGGGTTATCAACCGAGTTAAGTGGTCTGCTGTATCTACTAGCAACGCTATTAAGTACAACGAGTTCTTCGGGATACCTGCTCTAACCAACGGTTACACATTCTCTTTTGAGAGCAGAGGTACGGTCCGGCAAACGTTCACGTCCAAGGACTTCTATAGTATCGCTCAGTATCCAAACACGACCCTTGATATCATAAGTGGTACAGCTTCCCTCTTCGAGGTCTACTTTGACATCCCGCAAGAGCAACAGGTTCTTAGAGGTGACCTTAATGAAAGAATGGTTTTGACTGTCCGTGATGACCTGTCTGGTATGACACGCTTCAGGGCCTCTGCTCAAGGTTTTGCGAGGAAAGACATCTAATGCAGATTAAGAAACTAGTAAATGATAAACCCCTCTGGGACTCCTTCTGTGATGAGTTAGATGAGCGAATTGCTTTTGTTCAACGGCAACTGGAGCAAAGAGAAGAACCCCTTGTTATGTATCGACTACAAGGTGAGATTAAAGCTTTACGTAGTCTTAAGCAACTGCGTGATAAAGTTAACGGCGCTAAAGTAGAGACACTCTAATGGAGAAAGTATCAGAGATGGATAAGATGTTTGAAGAAGGTGGTCTGTCCACTGACGGTATGGAAGTAGACCCAGTATCAGGTAATGATATTCCAGTTGGTTCTAATGCTGAAGACGTACGGGATGACGTAGACGCTAAGCTTTCTACCGGTGAGTACGTTGTACCAGCCGATGTAGTGAAGTACATTGGTGTCGCACAGCTCGAGAAGATTGTAGACAAAGCTAAGGCTGGTCTTGAGGATATGGCTGAAGGTGGTCGTATTGGTGGTGATCCTGTTGAAGAGGACATGGAAGAGATGGAAGAAGAGTACACCCTCGGTGGTGACTTGGCTTCTCTCGATGGGTACGCTACAGGTGGCCTCGTAGAGGGCATGGACGTAGACGGTATCATTGATCGAGTAAAGGCTGCTGCAAGTAAAGATGCTTCTGTCACCAATATGCTGAAGGCTAAGGGTATCTTTATCCAAGAACCACAACCACAGGGTACAGCGCAGCAACAGGCTATGGCAACAGGAGCAGTTCCTACTCAAGCAGCTCCACCTGCCGTACAAGGTCAAGCTATGCCAGCAGCTTTTGCTGAAGGTGGTATGGTCTACGGGGAGGGTGATTACACCCCAGCTAACTACGCAAGCTCCTACAATCCTTACGCACACGGTATGGGCTTCTCTACTGAGACAGACGTTACAGGACAAGCTCCTGGTACTCCCTACAAGCCTACAGCTGAAGCTGAAGTAGCTCCGACATGCCCTGAAGGGTACACTTGGAATGCAGAGACTAAGGTCTGTATGCCTGTCACAGCACCAGTACAGCAGAAGCGTGATCGAGACAGCAGCCCAGCGCCTGCAGCACCAAAAGGTGATCCTAATGCTTGGATGAAGAAGTACGATTACGAAAACCCTGAAACACTCTTTAATCAGTCGATGTCTACTCTCAGTGTTGCTGGTGAAGGTGCTGAAGAAGAAGAAGAGAAGGGCTGGTTGGAGTCCCTTGGTGGAGCCGCTAAAGGCTTGCTAGCTGGTGGTCTGGTTGGTAAGTTTGTCAATACAAACAAGGCAGCACAGATGGCTGCTAATGCAATTACACTTCGCTCTATGGGTCGAGAAGACCTAGCTGACCAACTTGATGCTCAGTACAATTCCTTTGTTAAGGAAAAGGGACTTGAGCTAGTACCTAAGTCTTGGCGTGATGGAGACCGCCTGGCTGAGAATGTCAAAGCTGAGTATGGAGCTAACTGGTCTACGGATGCTACCCAGCGAGCTGCTGCCCCTTCTTCCACTGGATTAGGTAGTCGGACTTCTACGCCAACTACGGCATCTGGCTCAGGTAAGTCCTCCTCTTCCTCCTCCTCCAAACCTGCTAGCACGATCACCCGTAATGAAAAGAACTGGGACGATAAGTCTAGTGCTTCTGATCGTTTGGATAAAGCAGCTTCGAGTGCATCTAGCACAAAGAACCTTAAGACAGTACAAGGTGCTAAGTCTTATACAGATGCAGCTAAGAAGGCAGGAACAAGCGTAACAAAGCAAATCCAAAGCTCAGGTAAGTCACCCTCCCGATCCACTCAGAAAGATACTGAATCTGAGAAGGCTGCTAAAAAGGCTGGAGCAACACGAGGTGCTGGTGGCAAGATGGGTATGGCGAAGGGTGGCCTCGTTGCCCCTCGTAAGAAGAAGTAATAACTAACAACTCCTACAATAATAATTAAGGCTACTCAGCATAATGCTGGCCCCAACACAAAGGAAATACAATGTCTAACACAATGGCAACTGCAGCAACTCCTCCTACGGCTGGTTTCGTAGGTCGAGGTTCCAACTACGCAGCTAAACAAGCTCGCATCGAAAAGGATGAGAAAGAGCTAGAAGAGCTGATGAAGGGACGTACTGACGTATCCGAAGAGGTCGAAGAAGAGATCGAAGAGGAAGATGAGGACGTAGCAGTAGAGGAGGAGACTCCTGAGGCTCAAGAGGAGGAAGATGATTCCACTCTAAGCCGTGAGGAGAAGTCCTTTAAGAAACGCTACGGTGACCTTCGTCGTCATATGGCTGAGAAGGAAAAGGAGTGGAAGGATAAACTTGAAGCTGCTTCTTCTACTAGTTCTGACTCTATCCGTCCTCCTAAGTCAGATGAAGACATCGAGGCTTGGGCTCGTAAGTACCCAGATGTAGCTGCCATTGTGGAGACTATTGCTGATAAGAAAGCTTCTGAGCGCCTGTCTTCTGCTGAAGCTCGCTTTAAGGAACTAGATGAGGCCCAGTACGAAGCTACTCGTACCAAGGCTGAGACAAGCATCCGTAAAGCACACGCTGACTTTGATGAACTCCGTGATGCAGATAGTTTCCACGACTGGGTCGAAGAACAACCTAAGTGGGTACGTGATGCTCTCTACGAGAACTCAGACGATGCTGACAGTGTTATTCGTGTACTTGACTTGTACAAAGTAGACAATGGTCTTTCTCCTTCTGCTAAGAAGGCTAAGGCTAAAGACGCTGCTAAGACTGTCAAGCGCACTTCACGTACTTCTATTGATGCTGACGATACTGGCATGTCTATCCGTGAGTCTGATGTCGCTAAGATGACAGATAAACAGTTCGAAGCTAAGTACGATGCTATTCAAGAAGCAATGGCTTCCGGTAAGTTCGTTTACGATATCTCCGGTAAAGCACGATAATACCTCTATACTCAAGATTAAGCCTTGACAGCTAGTCTTGAGTATGGTATAACTTTAGAGGTCTAGCGGCCCCTTCTAGTAGGATACCCGCTTACCACTACAGTAGACCCCTCGCGGTCCATTACTGAACGCTAATAATCAATACAAAGACTTACCTAATTGAGTATAGGCCCAGAGTAATCTGCACCCTAGAAATGATTAGCCTCTTAGAATGATTGTTTAGGTTCGCTTAACTGAGACACACCCATTCAACTTTAACAAAATACTCGTGTGTCTTGTCTTATCAAGCCAAACATCTTTGGAGGATATTCAAATGGCTTTTCAATCTGCAGCCGGTCACGGCAACCTGCCTAACGGCAACTTCTCTTCGGTAATCTATTCTAAGAAAGTACAACTTGCTTTCCGTAAGAAGTCGATCACCAACGACATCACTAACTCCGATTACTTCGGTGAAATCTCTGCTCAGGGTGATACTGTTAAGATCATCAAAGAGCCTGAAATCTCTGTATCCAGCTATGCTCGTGGTACACAGATCGCTGCTCAGGACCTTGACGACGAAGACTTCTCCCTCGTAGTTGACAAAGCTAACTACTTCGCATTCAAGATCGACGATATCGAAGAAGCACACAGCCACATCAACTTCATGGACCTTGCTACTAACCGTGCGGCTTACCGCTTGGCTGACCAGCTTGACCAAGAAGTTCTGGGTTACCTCTCAGGTTACAAGCAGTCTGCTTTGCACACAGCTGGTGACACTGTTAACGATCAGGTAAACGGTACTGTTGCTGTTTCGACTGCTGGTACAGACGAATTGCTGACTTCCATGAAGCTCATCAAGGGTTCTTTCGGTAACATCACAACTGGCTCCGCTGGCGATCACTCGATCCCTGTTGCTGCTCGTTTGCCTGGTGC